CATTAAGTAAGATCGATCAGCATTACTTGGCTTTGCACGAATGTTACAAAGCAGCTAGAAAAGCAGGATTTACGCCTGAACACGCTTTCTGGCTTATGACTGAAGTAAAAACATTTCCGAATTGGGTCGTAGGCGATGGCGGGATCATTCCTTCCATAGATCCAACTGACGATGAGGATGACGATTAATTAAAGCCAACCGCAGGTATCTTGTAACGCCAGACTTACAGATTCCATTGCACCATCCAAAGGCAGTTTCAAATCTGATTAAAATGGCAAGGCATGAGAAGTTTGATTTTGTATTAAATGTTGGTGATGAAATGGATCTTGGCTCACAAAGCCGTTGGGCAAAAGGGACAAAGTTAGAGTTTGCGGAAACCCTTGATGAGGAAAGAAAACTTGGTCAAGAAATACTTTACGATCTAGGCACGACCGATATTGTGAGATCGAATCACACAGATCGAATTTATCAAACCTTACTTAAAGGTGCGCCATCGCTCATCGGTTTGCCGGAATTAGCTTATGACAAGTTTATGGATTTCAGCAGCTTGGGAATTAGATTTCATAAAAGAGCCTACGAGTTTGAAAAGGGCTGGCATTTGGCTCATGGCGATGAAGGCAACATGTCTAAGCATGCCGGTATAACTGGTCTTAATTTGGCTAAAAAGTGGCATTCTAGCGTAGTTTGTGGGCATTCCCATAGGCAGGGTGCAGTCCGACACCAAACTGGCTTAAACGGGCGTTATTCAACGATTTGGGGCATTGAGGCTGGGCATCTCATGGATATGCGTAAAGCGAGTTACCTAAAATATAACTCAGCCGATTGGAATATGGGCTTTACTGTGCTCAGTTTTGGCAATAAAGGGCATCAAGTCGAATTGATTCCGGTCAATCATGACGGATCATTCACCTATAATAAACGGACTTATGGGTCTTGAAACCGATTATCACGAACGCACGATTGATGACCATATCGATGATTTTGAGGATATTAGCGTTATCTAATCGTTATACAACACTCCGAAAGAAAATAACCAAGCGTCCTTGATCTAGGTCATACTTTATGCATCACCCACAAGATATGTGGAGGATATGTAAGGGAGCAACATGGATCTATATGGAGAACTTAGAGATTTTGGCTATCTCTGGTTATTGGGAATGACAGCTGCTGCAATTTGTTGGTGGCTAGTTTTAGAGATCAGAGATACCGCATTCCAGAATGGTTACTGGAAGGGTCGGGCTGATGGCTGGAATATGCATCGCAGAATGATTACCATTAAGCAGCAGTCAGATGAAGTCTTTGATTATGACAAAAACTGAGCAGCTATTCGATGAGGTCATTACTACAATCCAACAGCGTGGAAGTGTCTACGGACATCCTTACTATAACCACAAACGAATTGCAGGTCTTTGGTCTGCATATCTCGATTTCCCTATCACACCACACCAAGCTGCATTATGTATGGCACTCGTCAAGGTTTCTAGGCTTAGTGAAACTCCAGACCATGACGACAGTATCAAGGACTTCATTGCCTATGGGTCTGTCTATAAAACCGTGCTCGATGCAGTCAAAGATGAAAATTGGGAGGATTAACAATGGCATTTAATCTAGAGGATTACGAGGATGTGGCTACTTTGAACAAATGGTTCATAAGTAACTTTCCGTCCGGTCGATCAGATATATCAGTTATTAGCCATGATGGTGAAAAAGGTTATATCTTGGTGCAAGCAACTCTTTGGCGAGATAGCAAGGATGAGCAACCATGTGTTTCCAACATAGCATTTGGATCTAGGGAAACTTATATTCCTAACATGAAGAAGTTTTATGTTGAGGATACTGCGACAAGCGCATTGGGTAGAGCAATTATTCTACTTAAAGGATCTGACAAAACTGCTACCAAGGATGACATGCGAAAAGTTGAAAGCAATCCATCATTTAAGGAGAAGCTAGAAAGCCGGCAAAATATGTATGGCAAAACCGGATCTAAGTCAGCACAAATCGAAACAATTTTAAGAGATAGTTTTGCAGCTGATAAAAAAGAGCCTGAACCGGTTGCTTGGTCTGTTGGTGATGTTGTTGCTGAGATTGGTGCATCAATACCTAATGAGCCACCTGCGTGCCAGCATGGTCATATTCTTAAAGAGGGAATATCTAAAGGAGGCAAGCCGTATCGAGGTTATGTATGCAAAGCAAAAGAATGTCCACCTAAGTGGGCAAAACTCACAGCTAATGGAAAATGGTATTTTGAAGGAGGTGAATAAATGGGTGAATTACAAATTATTGACGGCTCTGGATTAACTGCTACTTTTACAGATGCAGGAGTTAATGTCGAGCCATCAACTCAGTATTGCGACTTATGCAACGATGACAGATTACTTCATGAGGGCGATCTGCTTCGGTGTTACAACTGCCATGCAATTAATCGAATTCCGTATCATGCCTAATTACGATTACATGTGCGATGGTGAGGGGTTGCTGATTGTATTGGATTTACCAATGGATCATAAAATCCCTCATTGTCAAGTATGCAATGCACCTTTAAGGCGTGTTTTTACAGCTGTGCCATCTATCTTTAAAGGGACAGGATGGGCTGGTAAAGATGGTTAGTTTTAGATGCAATTTCTGCTCAGCCAATACCGAGTTCCAATGGCTCGATGAATATGAATCTTGCGAGGGTTTTAGGGTCTATATGTGCCTTAAATGTTGCGCTGTTGGCGTTAAGAATGAAGCTGAATCAATAGATACACAAGAGCCGGTGATGCGCTGTGCTAAATGCGGATCATGGATGTTTGCAGACAAGGAGTGTTTTACATGTGCGATTCTCACGATGAAGGAACTCACCAAATAGATTGGGTTTATCAAAACGAGCTGCGCTCGCAATGGTTGCTTGATAATCCTGATGCACAATACATAGGATGGATGTCAATATGAAAGACACGCTGACACGCCGTCAGATTTGGAGTGATGTGATACCCTTAAACGCAAATTCGCTTTTAGAGCGAAAGGGCGATCTGCGAAGCAGAAAGATCGCAAGGTTTGGTTTGGTGATATCTCTGTTCATAGTCTTGAACATAAGCCTTTTAAAAGATGATTCCGTAGGTGCTAATAAAACCAATCATTACAGACAATATGCATTCATGCAGCTTAATAACTTAGATCAATTCTATTGTTTAGATGAGTTAAACTTTAAAGAATCTAGATGGAATCCAAAAGCTAAGAATGGTAGTCATCATGGCATTCCTCAAGGTAAATCTAAATGGTTAGCAACAGTTGATGGGTTTAAGCAAATTGATTGGCAACTCAAATACATACAAAAGCGATACGATAACCCTTGTAATGCTTTGGCTCATCATAAGATTAAGGGATGGTATTGAGTAAGTCAGCTCTAAGATCTACCGGATCAACAAGGCATTGGCGATCTATTCGCAGTAGGGTGTTAAGGCGTGATCAGTTCATCTGTCAATACTGCAACCAAGAAGCTACAACTGTGGATCATGTGATACCTAGGAGATTAGGTGGGCTTGATAGTGATGATAATTTAGTTGCATCATGCAGTAGATGTAATTTAAGCAAGGGAGGGCGGTTTTTTGTGAGCGATAGGACACCACCGACCCCCCGTTCCTTTTCTAACCCACAAAACACCTCGATCGCCCACGCTCAGACTGAATCGCTTTGATTAATTTACAAACGGGAGAGATCTTGACAGATCCGACCTATTCAGGTTTAGGAGGTGTGCAAACTCCACGAATTCATTCAAAACTGACTGATTTACCTTCAAAGGGTCAAGACATGATCGACCTTGCAACCGAACTAGGCATCAACCTTATGGAATGGCAGCGGTATGTCTGCATTCATGGACACAAGGTGCGTGAGGATGGCAGGTGGGCTCATTCTGAACTGGGTTTGATTATGGCAAGACAACAAGGTAAGTCCACTCTTATGATGCTTCGGATCTTGACCGGAATGTTTGTGTGGGGCGAGGGCTTACAACTTGCCTCAGCTCACAGACTTACAACCTCACTTGAAACCTTTCGGCAGATCGTTGGCTTAATTGAAACCAATCCAAGACTTGAAAAGGAAGTAAAGAAAATCCGATGGCAACATGGCGCAGAGGAAATCGAATTGTTTGGCAATAGGCGATTTGTTGTAAAGGCTGCCAACAATGCAGCTAGAGGTTTGAGCAAACCTGAAACTATTCATCTTGATGAGTTAAGAGAATATAAAGATGAGGATGCTTGGTCATCAATGCGGTATTCCATGATGGCTGCTAAGAATCCGCAGGTATGGATATATAGCTCGGCTGGCGACCAACATTCAGTAATTTTAAACAAACTCCGTGAGAGGGCGTTAGCGTCAGCCACGACTAACGATCCGATTGGTTGGTTTGAGTGGAGTGCTGAACCCGATGCACCTATCTTGCTTCCGTCAGGTGAGATAAATTGGGATGCTTTCGCTCAAGCCAATCCATCATTAGGAATTACAATTCATCCAGATAACTTAAAAGCCGTTATTAATGATCCTCCAGATATTGTACGAACTGAGGTTTTGGCTCAATGGGTGGACACAATCAATTCAGCGATCGATGCACAAAAGTGGGGATTATGTCAGACCGATCCAATACCTTTAGATCCGGAAGCACCAACTTGGCTAGGACTTGATTTATCGCCTGATAGAAAATTTGGCGCATTAGTTGCAACTCAGAAACTATCGGGAGAAAGATTTAACTTAGTTTTACTTCACACTTGGTCAAATGATTACAGCCTAAATGATTTAGCAGTTGCAAATGATATTGCTCCTTATGTAAGACGATATAACACTCAAACTGTGGCGTATTCCAAACGGACTGCACAAGCTGTCGCAAGTCGGTTAGTTCCGGCTGGAATACCCATAACCGACATGGATGGCGCAATCTATGCGGAAAGTTGTGATCGGTGGCTGGGCGCAATAAATTCCCATCGATTACAGCATGGGGGTCAGGAGGAATTGACCCAACAAACACTTTCAGCAGCCAAATTGCCATTTGGGGATGGCAGTTGGGTTATTGGAAGGCGTGCAAGCAGAGTGGCAGTTTGTGCAGCTGTCGCTTCCGCACTTGCAACCTATTTTGCGACACAACCTGAAACGGAAATTGATATTCAAGTCGGATAATTTGTATTTATGGTATATTATGTGCTAATGGGATTATTCGACCGATTTACAGCAAGATCAAATCAGCAGACAAATACAGTAGATGTTGCAGCTGCTCTCGCACCTTACAACGCACAACAATTAGTTGGCGGAATTTTATTTGGAACTACAACCGCAACTCGTGAACAGTATATGGCGATTCCTTCCGGTGCTCGTGCAAGAAACATAATTTGTTCAACTGTCGGATCTTTACCGCTTGAGCAATACAATCATTTTACAAATGAACACATAAGACCAAACAGAGTAATTATGCAACCAGATCCAAGAGTTGCCGGATCAGCAATTTATGCTTGGATTGCCGAGGACTTGCTTTTATACGGAGTTGCTTACGGAATGATTATGGATGCTTATGCTGCAACTGATGCATCAAGAATTCGTGGATGGACAAGAATTGCACCAAACAGAGTATTTGCATCACTAAATGGAAACTCAACTGAAATTGAGTATTACACAGTCGATGGCAAGCGAGTGCCACCTTACGGATTAGGTTCGTTAATTGTATTTAATGGTTTAGATGAAGGAATTCTAAATCGTGCCGGTCGCACAATTAAAGCAGCTGCTGAATTAGAAAAGGCTGCTGAAATGTATGCAAAAGAGCCGATGCCACAAATGGTATTAAAGTCAAATGGCACAAACCTTACTCCAGAGCGAATTACAAAACTTCTTGAATCTTGGAGAGTGTCAAGATCAACAAGAGCAACTGCATTCTTGAATGCTGATGTTGAATTGCAAGCATTAGGTTTCGACCCTGCAAAATTACAACTAAATGAAGCCAGACAATACTTGGCTTTAGAAATCTCTCGTGCAAGCGGCATTCCGGCAAGTTTCGTATCTGCTGAAACTACATCAATGACTTATTCAAACATGACAGCCGAAAGAAAAGCGTTGATTGACTTTTCACTTCGTCCAATACTCACAGCAATTGAGCAAAGACTTAGCCAACCAGATTTCGTGCCAAATGGCATGGAGGTTCGATTTGACATTGATGATTTCTTGCGTGGATCTGCATTAGAGCGTGCGCAAGTTTATGAAATCCTAAACCGCATCGGCGCAATGAGCGTTGAGCAAATCCAAGAGGAGGAGGATCTAATTCGATGAAAATTAGTTTCCCAATTGAAATAACCGCAGCCGATACAAACAAGCGCACAATCTCAGGCAAAATCGTAACTTGGGATGAGCAAGGCTCAACAAGTGCCGGATTAACTGTTTTTGAAAAAGACAGCATTGATTTTTCTAAGCCTGTTAAATTATTACTTGAGCACCAAACAACTAAGCCGTTAGGCAAGTTAATTGACATTACTGCCACAGACACAGGCTTGGAAGCAACTTTTCGTTTAGCCAAGACATTCAGGGCAGATGATGCTCTTGAGGAAGCAGCCACCGGACTTCGTGATGGATTTAGCGTTGGCGTAAAAATTAATGAATGGAAAAATGTGGAAGGCGTGTTACGCATCCAGTCAAGTTCCTTGCAAGAGGTCAGTTTGGTAACTGATCCAGCAATCGACAGCGCAAGAGTGGCTGAGGTCGCAGCAAGTCAAACACCAGAGAATTCCGAAGCAACCGCTGAGGAAACTACAACACAGGAGGACAAAGTGTCTGATACAACATCAGAAGCTCCTATCGCAACCGAAGCGGTAGAAGCATCACAAGCTCCAGTTGTAACTGCTCAATACATGGCATATACAAAGCCTCGTGTTGATACAAATGTTACAGCAGGACAATATCTAAACGCACAAATTAAAGCATTGGGCGGCGACAATGATGCTCGTGACCTACTTGCAGCATTACAAATTGCAACAGTTTCTGAGAACACCGGAACTGTTCCACCAAACTATTTGCGTGATCTAATCGGCATAATTGATACAAGCCGTCCATTTATCGATTCAATTGAACGAGCACCACTACCAGCAACAGGAATGAAAATTTTCACACCTAAGTTGGGCACACAAGCAACTGTTGCAGTAACTTCAGAAGGTTCAGAGTTTTCATCAACTGACACCGCTGTTACATTCCAAGAGGACACAATCGTCAAGTTCGCTGGAGCAAATGTTGTAAATGTTGAGTTGTTTGATCGTTCAGACCCAGCATTCGCAGAATTATTGGTTCGTGAATTAGCTGCATCTTATGCACAAAAGACCGATCAATATGCTGCACAAATCGCATCACAGAATGCAAGTGCATCAACCGGTGCATCAATCTACGCATCAATCGTTGATGGAATTTCTGATTCCTATGGCGTAATGCGCTTCACACCAAACCGACTATTGGTTGCTCCTTCAGGTGGAACAAACGGAATTGATTTTGCTGGATTGCTTGCCGCAACAGCTGATTCCCGTCCACTATTTGCAGCAGCAGCACCACAAAATGCTGCCGGCGTGATTACACAAGGATCAACAAACGGCACAGTTGCTGGACTTGATTTAGTTGTAAGCCCTAACTACACAGGTGATGATGCTAACGCCAAGCATGCTTTGGTTTATCCATCACAAGCAATGCGATTCCACGAGAGTGGCACAGTAGAACTTCGTGCCAATATCGTTGCAAACGGACGCATTGAAATTGGTATCTACGGATATGTTTGCGTAGTTAATCGCTACCCAACCGCATTCCGCAAGCTAGCAGTAGCCTAATTTAACTGAGTGCCTAGGGTTGCTCCCGATCCTAGGCATCCATTAATGGGAGTAAGGAGATGACATGCCAAGCATAATTACAGCCACCGAGTTGCGATCCGTCCTTGGTGTGTCATCCGCCTTGTATAACGATACTTATTTAAACCAAATTATTGATACAGCAGAAACTGTTATTCTGCCAATGCTTGTTACATTCAAAGCACCAATTCAAGCAACTTCATTGTCAGACAATGTTGCTACATTTACCACACTAGGAATTCATGAATTTACCGAAGGGCAATCAGTTGTCATTACAGGATGCGGATCACCTTACAACGGAACAAGAGTTGTGCTGGCAGATAATCTTGGACAATATACCTTTTCGCAATCGATCACTAACGCCGATATACTCGAGGCTAATGTCATCCCATCCGGAGTTGCTACCCTTTCTGGCGCATCAACTTATGTTGGAAACGCAGCTGTTCAGTCAGCCGTCTATACAGTTTCAGTCGAAGTCTTTCAAGCAAGACTTGCCGGTGGAGGACAGATCGAAGGAGTAGATTTCTCACCAACACCATTTAGAATGGGTCGATCACTTTTTAATAAGTGCGTTGGTTTGCTTGGTTCATATATAGACACCGAAAGCATGGCTCTTTAAATGCCAAATGAAACAATCCTTCAACAGATCCGCACACCTTTAGCAACCGCTTTATCAGTTGTCGCTGGAAATGTTTATTCATTTGTGCCTGAAACAGTTATTCCACCAGCTGTGGTGGTCGTGCCTGATTCACCATACTTAGAATTCGAAACAATAAGCAAAACCAATGTAAGAGCCAAAATCAATTTTACAATATCAGTTGCCGTTGCCTATAACAGCAATCCGGCATCGCTCGACAACATCGAGCAATTAATCATAAGTGTTCTGGCAGTAATTCCAGTTGGATACATTGTCAGCTCGGTTGAAAGACCGACAGTTACTCAAGTTGGTGCATCAACGCTGCTAATCGCAGATGTTCGAGTATCTACCTACTACACGCAAACAATATAAGGAGAAATCATGGCAACAGTCGTAATTACCGGTCGTGATGTTGGTTTATCTTTTTCAGGTGGAACAGATATTCAAGCACAGGCGACAAACGCAGTTTTAACCAAGGTCAATGAGCGTCAGGTTTATCAGACCATGGAAGGCGAGGCTTACAAGACCACAAACATTTCAGGAACATTCCAATTGGATATGTTGGCAGATTGGGGCAAGGCAAACTCAGTTTGTGAGGCTCTATGGACTGCTGCTGAAACTGCACCAGATACCGATATCAGCATGACACTTACAGCTGCATCAGGAGCACAATTTGTGTTTCCGGTAAAGCCAGAGTTTCCAACAGCCGGTGGATCAGGAATTGATGCTCAAACAGTATCATTCACTTTCACAGTATCTAAGGGCGCAGTAACCGAAACCTTTAGTTAAAAAATAAAACGGGAGCAAACAAATGAAGTTACCAATTACAATTGAATATAACTCAGGTGAGCAAGCAACTTACATTGCCCAACCACCTGAGTGGGCAAAGTGGGAAAAGCAGACAGGAAACACTATTGGTCAGGCATCCGAAAAGTTGGGTATTTGGGATCTTATGTTTCTTGCTTATCATGCACATAAGCGTGAACTTGCAGGAGATAAGCCCATCAAACCAATGGATATTTGGATGGAAACAGTAGCGGATGTCATCGTTGGTGATGCAAACCCAAAAGCCATAAAGCAGGAAGCCTAAACAGGTTATTGGTCGAGTTGGCAATTGCCACAAAGATACCAATGAGTGAATGGGTTGATGCGGATGACATATTAACAGCGATCGAGATATTGGAGGCAAGGAATGGCTAAAGAAACCATTGCATACAATAAAAACGATCTGCGTGATATTTACAAGGCTTTCAAACTTATGGATGACCAAGCAACAGAGGAAGCAAGAACTCAATCTGCTGCTTTGGCTTATTTTGCGTCAGAGGAAATTAAACAGGCAGCTCGAACTCGAACAAAGGCTGGCAAGGTTGCGGAAAGAGTCGCAGAAGGCGTTAGCATCTCTAAATCCAGTAAAATCGGTGAGTTCCGTTATGGTTTCGCAAGACAAAAGTTTTCAGGTGGTGCTACTACGCAAACCCTATGGGGTGGCGTTGAGTTTGGTTCAAATAAATTTAAACAGTTCCCTAGTTATTCGGGACGGCAAGGTCGTGGATCTCGAGGATGGTTCATTTATCCAACCCTTCGCAGAATTCAGCCTGAATTGATTAACAAATGGGAACAGGCTTTTAATCGAATCATTAAGGAATGGGTCTAATGGCAACCGGTAACCGCACGTTAAAGTTATCAATCCTTGCCGATGTTGATGACTTAAAAAAGAAGCTAGGCGAAGCCGACAAAGCGGTCGAAAGTAATTCAAGCAAGATTTCAGAGTTTGGCAAGAAGGCTGCTGCTGCATTCGCAGTCGCTGCTGCTGCTGCCGTTGCCTATGGCACTAAATTAGCCATTGATGGGGTCAAGGCTGCAATAGAGGATGAGCAAGCACAGTTAAGGTTGGCTAATGCTTTAAGAGAAGCCACAGGGGCTACTGATGCCCAAATAGCGGCAACTGAGGCAATGATTCTCAAGACATCTTTAGCGACTGGGGTGGCTGATGACCAACTTCGTCCAGCGATGCAGAGATTAGCGGTTTCGACAAAATCAACTGAGGAAGCCCAGAAATTATTAAACCTTGCTTTAGATATTGCTAAAGGTCGAGGATTAGAATTAGAAACTG